ATCATAACGATTGATTAACAATTCTTTTTCTCTGATAGCAATCATAACTTCATTAATCTTTGATAGTCTGGTTGTAGTTTTAGTAATCTCTTTTTCCATTTGAGCAATGGCAACATCAATCTCAACAACCTTTTCTTTCTTCTTATCAATCATTGTTTCTTTAAATGCCTTGTCTATTGATTGTTGACAAGTAGGACAATCATCATGTGATTCAAAAAATCTCAAATCTTTTTTATGTTTGTTGCAAGTGTTTTCTAACTTTGCTTCCATGGTATGTAACTTTTGATGTTTAGTATTTGTTGTTGTTTGATCTAGTATTTCTTTTTGTAGACCTGCAATCTCACCTCTAACCCTCTTAACATCTTCTACATAGTTTTGTATATCGGTATCTGCCTGATGTATTTCTATCTTCTTTGAATCAGCACTATCTTTATTCTTGTTACTAATATCATCAATGTGTTTCTTTTGAGTATCTATTCTATCATCCACTAACTGATACTGAAAGTCTGCTTGTTTAATTGTTTCATCTTGGGTTTTTTGTTTTTCTCTAAACATAATATTCATTTTAGAAAATATTTCAATGTCTAGTATTTCTTCTACAACTTGACGCCTATGTCTAGCTCTTAATTGCATGAAAGGAACAAACGAAGCATTACCCAATATTACAACTTGAGTAAATGACCTAAAGTTTAATTTTAATATTTGTTGTTCTAAATGTTTTTGATAATCTCTTTGTGCAGCATCTTGATTTAACATATCGCCGTTACACCATATCTCAAATATGTTTGGTTTGATACCTCGTATAATTTTATATTGTTTTGTGCCAACAACAAACTCTACTTCAACAACACATTCTTTTTCATTGATTGTATTAATTAGTTGGTCTTTCTTAATTGTTCTGAAGGCTCGTTGAAACAATCCGAAACATAAGGCATCTAACATGGTAGATTTACCTGCACCATTTTCACCAACAACTAATGTTGTAGGAGATTTGTCTAACTCTATTTCTATAAACTGTTGGCCTGTTGATAAGAAGTTTTTATATCTTATTTTTTTAAATACTATCATTCTGTAATCACATCAGTATCTTGTGCCTCTATATACATTTCTTTAATCATAATCTTTAGTTTGTCTTTGTCTAGGTCAACTGGTAATTGATCCACATAATTATTTACTAGTGTCATTGTATCTTCAGATCCTTCTACCACATCATCACTAACATTACTAGCAGCTAAGTCTGAATAATCTTCTAGTATTTTTAATTCATGTACACTTATTTTATTATACATTCTTTCAAGTAATCTATCAAACATTTGATTATCTTTTTTACTTACAACAACAAGCTTAATGAACTTTTGATTGTAGTCTGTTATATCAAACTTATCATAATTTGTTTCAGTATCATTGTACATAAGTTTCTTAAAGATAGTATATGGATTAGGTATAAACTCTATCTCTCTTGTTTCTGTATCTAGTATATGAAAACCTTTTTGATTGTTATAATCTGACCAAGTCATTTCATATTGACTACCTAGGTAGAATATCTGACCGTCATCATTTTTGTGATGAAAGTGTCCACTAAATGTTTTTTCAAATCTTTGTACAATACTTTTGTCATGTCCGTGTGTCTGTACCATACTGTCCATCATTCTGAAACCATTTAAATCTAAATGCCCCATACAAATATCTGCCTCTGCCGTCTTACAAATTTCTAATGATTCTGCTTCGTTCTCTGGATTAATCCAAGGTAGCATTAGTATCTTTGTACCATCAAAGTCAACTACTTTTGGTTCTTCATATATCCATGGCTCGTTTAAACCATCATGTGTTGTACATAGTTCTTGTACAGCATTTACTTTGTTTGTATTGCGAAAGTATATATCGTGGTTGCCAATTATGATGTGGGTGTCTATCTTCTCTGACCATAATCTTTGTAAAAACTTATGTCTAAAGTTATGAGCAATTCTATAGTTGATAAACTTTCTTCTATCTACAATGTCACCTAAATGAATAAGTGTTTTAATATTATGTTCCTTTAAATAAGGAAAGAATATATCATCATAAAATTTGTGAAAGTAATCATCAAATATAAGACTATCGTTTCTGGCACCAAAATGGGTATCGTTTAGTAGGGCAATTTTCATAATATACTATTTTTTAGTTTTAATTTTATATACTTACCTGTTAAGTTACAATTTTCTAAAATTTTTGAATCCTCTTGACCATAAGCAACTAAGCAACTTGGTGCATTTGCACAATCCCCTACAGTACCATTTACATAATGAAATTTTAGTCTTCCTTTGAAAAAGAAAATACCATCCGCTTTTTCCCATATCTGTTTATGAAAACCTATTGTTTCCGTTCGAGCAAATATTAAAGCTATGCCGTTACCATGCTTGTGCAGTTTTTCCAACCACTTAAAAGTTTCTCTACCGTAAGGAGGATTACACCAAACTCTACCTTCCCAACTTTGAGATAGACCATTCATTTCTTCGTGATAATGTTCTGTAGCTGTGTCCCATGGTCTTTTATCTGGATGAGGTGCACAAGGATCTAAATCAAATGAGCCTAATTCTTTTATAATAAAAGGAGGTGTTAGCCACTCATCATTATTTTTTGTATTGCTATTAAAATTATTTTTCTCTGTCATTATTTTTTAGTTTTAACTTTTTTTACTTCTGGCGCTTCTTCTTTACTGTTTCTTTGTAGAAACTCTAACATAGCACTTTGATACTGTGTATCATCACCTGCTAGTTGATCCATCATATTCTCTATACCTGCATTTTGTATAAGTTTAGATTTCACTAACATTTGTTTCTTCTCTTTTTGTATTCTTCTTATAAATGCATAATATATAATCTGTGTGAAATATGCAAACGGATTGTTTGACTTCTCTGGATTAAAATTACTCATGTATTGTAAACAGTTTTCTATACCATCTGATATCATATCATCTCGATATGTATAGTTAATAAAATTTGGTCTAAAGGATAAGTGATTAGCAATCTTTAAAAAGCACTCACCTATATAATTAGTAACATCAGGCTTAGTTTTGCCTTTTTCTTCTGCTACTCTACATTTTTCTCTGTATTCTACCATCGCTACTAAAAACTTCTTATTATCTACATAATGAGGTTTTGCTTTTGGTTTTTTTAACTTCTGTGTTGTTTCCATAATTTAACCTTTCTGTGTCCTATTATACTATATTTTCTTGATAATGTCAAGTGTTTAACTAATTTAATTTTGTGCTTGACAATTTTGGGAATGGGTGTATAATAGACTATGTAGTCTTTTAGAATAATGCTTAGCTATAGAGCTAGTGTAACATCTTACTGGTAACTTTATGACCATTAAACATCTCATCAATCTCATCAATCTTTTCAGCGTGTTCTTCTCTATCCATATCTTCAGCAACCTGCATGATATGTTCCATTTCTTCAGGAGATAGAGGTGCTTTTTGAAGTTTCTTATTTACTTTACTTTTTATAACTTCATAATAATGTGCTAACTCTTGAGAGCATAATGTTATAACCATTACCTTTTCTCTTGAAATATTAAAAGATGTTTCATTACAAAAAGGTATCCATGGCGTCAATGTTGAATCTTCTTTTACACCATAGTCAGTCATACGATTAACCGAACATAACTGTAAAGGGCTTTCAATTCGTAGAAAGTTTCCATCTACTATAATTGAACCAACCAATAGGGTACCATCAACTAATTTAACCATACGATAATCTGTTAGGTGTGTAGGTTCGTGTTTTAGTTTTATATCAATTTCCATACTACTATTTATTAGTCCTTTAACTCTATGTTATGAATCTCATACTCGAACTCTTCCTCGGTATAAATGTTTATTCTTTCTTGAAAGTGTTTTAGTGTAAAGTTTTCTTTAGACTTATAAGTTAGGTCATCAGATATATCATATAGTGTAGCATTAATTTTGTTATCACCTAATCGTAAACCACGACCAATAGATTGTAGATTTCTTATTCTACTTTTAGATGGGCTTGCAAATATAATATTGTGTAAGTTTTTAATATTAATGCCAGTAGAAAATGTACCATAACTTGCAACAATGATAGCATCATTTTCATTCTCTACAATTGCTCTTGCTCTTTCTCTTTCTTCTGTTTCAACACCACCAAATATATAAAATATCTTACGACCTTCAGCTGCCTTTTCTTGTATTATCTCATGTAAATTCTTACCATGTTTCTCTACTAGTTGAAACAATACTAAAGTATTACCTTTGAGTTTAATTGCTAGATTACGAATAAATGTTTGTCTTGATTTACTTGTAACTAGATAGTCTATTTCATCTTGATACTTACCACTGGCAACCATCTTAGCATTAGCTTGAGTATGTTTGAGAATTAAACATCTTACAACCAAATTACTTAGTTGTTGTTTGTCCATAAGTTTCTTTGTTGATGTAACTTTATTAACAGCACCAAACAATCCTTCTAATACTAACTTATGAGTATGAGCACCATCAAGCGTGCCTGTAAGACCAATACGATATTTACAATCGGTAAGTTTAGTCATAATTTCAGTTAGTGATTTAGATTTAAATAGATGAGCCTCATCACCAAAGACTACACCAAACTGCTCAAAATATTCTTTAGGTAATTTATATAAACTTTGCCATGTTGATATGAGAACTTTTTTGGTTGTTTGATTAGAATAACCACTATATAATCTATGACAATGACTTTCTACATTCCAACCATATGATTTAAAATCAGTATACATTTGTTCTACTAATGATGTTGTAGGTACAATTAATAAACACCTATTGTTTTCTTCGTCTTTAATTAGATGTGAATAGTATCGTATAAGAGCATAGATGATGAAAGACTTACCTGATGCTGTAGGACTCAGTAGGAGTGCCCTATTGAACTTTAAACTATGATATATAGCGTCTATCTGATAATCTCTTGCCTCAAACGATTGACCTAAACTATTAGAAAACTTTGTAACGATATCTCTATCTACTTTATTATCCACATCAACATCTTTACCTGGTACAATATAGTAACCACGTTCTTCAGCAAATGCTTTGATGTAAGGAAATAATCCAAAGTATATTTCTTTGGTCTTTTGTGAGAATAGTCTTATCTTACCATCCCACATTCTGTTACGAAATGCAGGCATAAATTTATAACCGGGAACATAAAAGGTAAAAAATTCTGATATCTCTCGTTGAACATTTGGGTCGGCATCAACGGTAAGATATACCTCATCTTTCTTCTCTATGATAAGAGTTTCCATGAGTTAAAGTATCCATGTCATTATACTATATCTTTTTCCTTTTGTAACCTCTTTTACTTCATGTGGAAACATAAAGTTAGAAGGAAAAACTATAGCAGAGCCTTGTATTTTTTCAATATATTTTTCACCACATAATACAAAATCACCACCCTCATAATCATCATTTAAAAATATTAATGATGTAAGATGTGGATAACCTTGTTTCTGTCCATGACTATGATGAATACTATCAATATGACTTTTCATAAAACCACCTTGACTATATCGGTTCAATCTATAATCTGTATATTCTGTTGATTTAATAGTATCGTGAAAGTGTGTATAATCATCTACACAATACTTAAATGTCTTTTCTATATCTTCACAGTAAGGTAAAGGTTTGCCAATCCAATATTCTTCCATAGAAACTTTAGATGAGCCTGTATTACTTGTTGTTGTTGAAAATGTAGATTGTTTCCACGAAGGAACTATGTCGTAATGTTTTATAATATTGTTACAAGTTTCACTATCCATAGCGTCTGGATAATAAAATATATAATCAGATAATTGCTGACTGGAATTCATGGTGTTCTCCTATTTGTCCTTTGATTTGAATATTCCACGCTATACTTATGCGTTTATTTTTAGACTTATTTTGTTGAACCCAATGTGGTAACCAAGATGGAAAAATTATAGCTCTATTTTGTTTAGAGGCATAAGTTAATAAACTTGCATTATCTAATGTTACTTCTTTTTTTCTAGGTACAAGTACATCTGCTGCTGGTCTAGGATCATGAAATGTTATCCCAGCGCCTTTATCAGAATGTAAATAATAAGTACCACTTAAAAAATTGTTGGAGTGTGTATGTGCCTGATGATTTTCACCTTCTCTTAACACATTTGCCCACATATCGGTTATTATAATATCGTCTACCTTGTAGTCTAACTGTTTTAGTATTGAATGACTTGTAGCCATAACTAAGCTAACAAAAGGTTTAAACTCTTTTTGTTTATGTAAGTTTGCTGATTTAGTTTGCCAATTATTATCATACTCTCTATTTGTCCACAAATCTGAAATATATTTTTTCATAGGCTCTGTGTCACCTTTATAAAAATCATTTAGTACAAAAAGATTTGTTGAAAATATTTTATGATGTGCCATTATATTGCTCCACTAGTGAACTTCTTCCATTCAATGGCGTTCTTAATTAAAAATGTTCGATTGTTTATACTTCTTAAAACTTGTTCAAGATACTTAACTACCTGATTAAGATAGGCTGCCTTTTGATCTGCTCGTTGTAAATCTTCATCTGAATCCATATAAATGTGAACATCAGATTTAAGTATTTTGAGGTCAAATGGTTTTTCTTTATATACACTAGGGTCTGATTTACCTGTGTAGTATTCCCACTTCTGCCTAACGAGAACCTTATGTTCGTATTCAGACTTCTTTAATAATAAAGAAAACTTATTAAAATGTTGTAGATATTTATTGTGTAATAGAGGTATCTTAATTGATTCTGTATCTAGTTCTGTATCATCTAGTTTAAAATCTCTATCAACTGCTTGTTGTAATTCTTCTAATGTCATAATCTATTATATCACCTTTTGGGTGATTTGTCAAGGGTTAACTAGTGGAAATCTGCACCATATCGTAGTACATATAACTAAAACTTGCTGTACATTGTAAGTAATCAACATCACTTGCTTTAATATCATACGATAAAGCACCAATAGATGTTGGGTAAACATTCTGAAATCGTATTTCTGTTTTAGCAATATTTTTACTATTCAACACTATCAAAGTAGCATCTGAATATATACCGCCTTCAGCAAGAGGTTTTGGTGTTGCAACACCTGGTACAGAAGCGCCTGCTGTTGAACCTGGAAATCTATCTGAGCCTGTTGCTTGTAGAGTTTTAAATTGAGTATGATCTTGTGGAAAACCTAGTCCTTTTATCCAATCATGCAACTCTTTATAGTTATTTAAATTCTCATCTACAAGAAATGATATATCTAAACTACCAAAGTTTACCTTATCACCTGGTATAGGATAATCTTTTAGTGGTGTTGCTACTGTAGCTTCACCCAAAGTCATACTCGGCACATTCGCTGTCTGTATGAAAAATTCTACTTCAGGAAGTTTAGCAATTTTAAATCTAAACTGAATAGGACTTGCATAGTCCATCTTTGAAGGTTGCCTTAAATTTACATTTACATCTGTCATACTACTATTTATAAAGAATTTATAAGGGGGGAAACCCCCCCATTACTATTGTGGTAACTTACCTTCTATACCTTCAACATAAAAATTCATACCTGCAAGCATGCCATCGTCCGCTACTTGTCCTTCTGGTATCACTAATTCTCCTGCTTGATTATAGATTGGTCCTTCAAAAGAATGAATCTTACCATCTCTCAAATCGTTCTCTAATGCGATTGCTTCAAATTTAGTTTCAGGTGACATATTGGTATAC